GCGATCCTCCGCGTGCAGTGGGAATCGCAGATGCCGATGGCGGAAATCTGCACGCACTGGACGATCGCTAAGGACCAGCTCATACGCCTGCGCGACGTGTGGCATCTGCCAAAGCGTCACGACCGCTCGCTCCGATACAAGCCGCCTCGCGACCCCGGCCCCGACGACGAGGAGGAACGGGCGAGCCGCGAGAGCCTGTCGCTGGCTCCGCAGATCGCCGCCCGTGCGACGTGCGTGCAGGCACTCTGGACTGAGCAGCAACGCCGCGATCGCACGATGGCGACCACGCCGAGCGGAGGGATGCTGCGGTGGATCAACGCGAAGGACATCGTCCAGCGGTTCGCCAATGACGAACTGCAAGGCTAGGGGGATAGCGTGGCAGACTCGGGGAATCCCCCGGAGTACGTGCCATGGACGCCCGCGAGCTCGGTGCCACGCCCGACGAGATCACGCAGTACGGCGCGACGCTGTCGTTCTGGGATGCGCTTCGCCTTCTCCAGAAGTACTCGCCAGTCGTGAACTACGCCCGTGCGTTCATCGGCGAGATCGACCCGTACAAAAAGGGCTTGGTCGTCGCCGATGCGTGCGAGTGGATCGCCCAGCAGACCGACGCGCGGCTTGACGACGAGCTCGTGCGGCACGTTGCGGCGGTGCTGAAGACCGCCGAGGGCGAGGCGCTTGTCCGGTTCTGCCTCTACCAAGTGGGCGTGAAATGACGACCGATGCACTCCTACGCATCATCGCCGTCGCTGCTGCGGTTGCTCTGCTCGGTGCGCCGTACGCAGGGCACATCCGCGCTGCGGCCACCGCAGCCGCCGAAGCCATCCGGCAGCACAGCGGCTACCTGACTCGCGTCGCTGCGGCTGGGCTGCTCATCGCAGCCGCGTGGGGCAAGGTGCCGATGCCGACGCTGCCGACGCCCGAGGCCCAGGTCATGATCGAGGTCGAGGAGCCCACGCCGGAACTACGGCGGCTCGTCGAACCCGTCAGGACCGCCCTCGCGTCGGCGTCGATGCGTGACCGTGCGACATGGGCCGAGACGTGGATGAAGTCAGGCGTCGTCGTCGCTGCCGACAACGTCCACTCGACGCCAGTACTCGCGGACGTGCGGGCGCTGCGTGCGTTTCAGGTCATCGCTCTCGACGTGGCGTGGCGTCGCATTGCTGGCGTCGCGCCCGGCAAGTATCCGGGGCTGAAGGACGGCGTCGAAACTGCGTTCGCCGAGGTGCTCGGGCTCGATGACGTGACGGTCGATGCGTCGCTGCGTGAGCGGTACGTGGCTCTCGTGCGTGCTCTGGCGTGGGCTGCGAGGTGACCCGTGGCACTCGACGCTCACGCCTTCGGCTACGATCCCGATCCGGCTGGTGCCGAGGCGTTCGCCTCGACGCTGCCGCGTCCGACGCTCGCCCAGGCGGGGCCGGACCTCGTCGCTGACGGCAAGACCGAGACGCACCTCTGGCCCGCCCTGCTCCAGTGCTCGCCAAGCTGGCGGCGTGGCTCGCAGGGCACGGTCGGCTCGTGCGTCGGCTGGGGCGCGAGCCTCGCGGTGGACCTCACAAGCGCGTGCGACATCGTCTACCGACGCGAGCCCGAGGTCTGGCGTGGCCGCACGATCGAAAGTTCTCTGTACGGGTTCTCTCGCGTCGAGGCTCGCGGCAAAACCGTGAACAACGGCGGCGACGGCTCCACGGGCTTCCACGCTGCGAAGGCGATCCGCGAGTGCGGGTGCCTGCACTACGGCGTCGAGTACGGATCGGTCGTCATCGCCGAGAGCGGCAAGGCAGAGCGCGACAGAGCGTGGGGCCGCAACGGCGTGCCGGACGAACTCGAACCGTACGCCCGCGAGCGGCGGTGCAGCGAGGTCACGCTTGCCGTGGACTTCGAGCAGGCGGCGGCGGCGATCCAGAACGGCTACCCCGTCGTCGTGTGCAGCGGCCAAGGGTTCTCGATGAGCCGCGACGCCGACGGGTTCTGCAAGCCGGGCGGTACGTGGTGGCACTGTATGTGCCTGGCTGCGGTGAGGTGGGGCAGTCGTCCCGGTCTGCTTTGCATCAACTCGTGGGGCGACTCGAACACGACCGGCAAGCACTACCCAGAGACGATGCCGACAGCGGTGCGGAATTGCTCGTTCTGGATCGACGCCGAGGTCTGCACCCGGATGCTCTCGGGTCGCGACTCCTACGTCTATGCCGGATACAGCGGTTTCAGGCGGACGCAGATCCCCAACTGGACCGGAGACATCCTCGGATGAGATGGCTCGTCGCGTTCACGATCGTGCTTGTGGGATGCGTGGCATCGCTGCCGCGTGACGATGCCGCGATCACTGCGGACCTCGCAGCCGAGACGGCACGCGAGGTGATCCGCCTGCGTCACGAGGTCGCACCGACGCCGGTGCCGCCAGCGCCGGGCGGCAAGTGCCAGAACTGCGACGGGCGCGGGTACGTCGGCGACGGGAGGGTTCGTGTCCCGTGTCAGCCGTGCGGTGGAGACGGAGTCCTATGACCCGCGACGAACTCTACGAGCACGTCTGGCGACGGCTCCCCATGCGGAAATACATGGTGGGCCGCGAGACCGTCCATGACCTGACGACGCTGGCGATCGAGAACTGGGAGGCCGAGTACCTGGGCCACGCCGAGAGCGAGGAGGGGCGCGACATCGTGGCGATGTCGATCGCCGGGAAGGTCAAGCGAGCCCACCAGTGGCAGTCGGGCCGCGAACCGCAGGAGTACGGCTTTTTCTGGACGCTGATGCTCGGTGCGATCGTCAATGCGATCGTGCAAATCATCGTCAAGTGGTGGCTCGAACGTAGTGTCAATCGCGTTCTCATGGCGGCGTGGCAACAGGAGTTGACTCGATGACGCGAGAGGAAGTCACGACGAGCCTGCACTCGATCATGGAGCGCTGGGGCTTCCCGGTGCTCGTGGCCGTGGCGGTTGGATACGTCATGCGGCAGGACGTTCTGCTTCCGCTTGTCGAGGCTCACCGGCAGTTCCTCACGCAACTCGGCGAGACGCAGCGGGAGATCGCCTCGGCGGTGCAGGAGCAGACCCGCCTGCTGTACGCCTTGCAGCCGAGCGCACGCGAGACGCAGTACAAGGTCGCCGCCCCGGTGCAGGAGAAGTGACATGGCAGAGTTCAGCCTGCTTCCCGGTCAGCTTGCCCTGAAGACGCGGCGTGGCGACGAGTTCTCGGCAACCGTCACGCTCTCGCAGGGCACGGCGGCGTTCAGTCTCACCGGCTACACGGTCACGGCGGGCATCACGTCGCTCGTGGACGGCACGAGCGTTGACGACTTCACCTGCTCGGTCGTCTCGGCGACGGCTGGCACCGTCTCGATCTCGCTACAGGAGAACGAGACCTCGGCGCTTGCGTCGGGTTCCTATGCTTGGTCGTTGCGGTGGATCGCGCCCGGCGCGGTCACTCGCACCGCACTGTCTGGCGTACTGGAGGTGACGCGGTGAGCATCACGGCGAGCGTCTCGGGATCACCGATCACGGCAAGCGTGACCGAAAGCGGCGCGAGCGTCGCGGTGTCGCCCGTGGCGATCTCGGCGACCGTGCTCGCTGGCATCGGGCCGCAGGGACCGGCGGGCGCGACCGGCGAAGGCGGCGGTGCGACGAGCCTCGCGACGCTGTCCGATGTGCAGATCACGTCGGCCGCCGATGGTGACGTGCTCCGATACAACGGCTCGAGGTGGGCCGACTACGCTGAGATCAACCTGACCGATGGCGGAAATTTCTAGAGGGTGAAAGGACACTGAGATGCCGAACACGATCAGAATCAAGAGGCGCGCATCGTCCGGTGGTGCCGGAGCGCCGAGCTCGCTCGCGAACGCTGAGCTCGCGTTCAATGAGAACTCGAACATCCTCTATTACGGCACAGGAACGGGCGGCGAGTCTGGCTCGGCGACCAGCGTGATTGCGATTGCCGGATCGGGCGCGTTCGTCTCGATCACCGAGGTCCGCGCTGCGAACACGGTCCTCGCTGGACCGACGAGCGGAGCCGCTGCCGCTCCGACGTTCCGGGCGCTGACTGCCGACGACATCCCGTCGCTCTCGGGCGTCTACATCCCGATGACGGGCACGGCGACGCCGACCGGCACGTACACGTTCAGCGGCACGGTCAACGTCACGGGCACCTTTCAGTTGGGCTCGACGACCGTCACGTCATCGGCGGCCGAGTTGAACCTCGTAGACGGCTCGATCGCGAACACGGTCGTGAACTCGAAGGCAGTGATCTACGGATCGGCCGGGCAGATCGCGGCGACGACGCTCACGACCAGCGGCAACGCGACGGTCGGCGGCGATCTCACGGTGACCGGCAACCTGACGGTCAACGGCACGGTCACGACCGTGAACAGCACAACCGTCACGGTGGACGACAAGAACATCGAGCTCGGGTCGGTCTACAACCCGACCGACACGACCGCCGACGGAGGCGGGTTGACACTTCGCGGGTCTACGGACAAGACGATCCTTTGGACGAACTCGACAGACTCGTGGACCTACAACCAGAACATCGAGCTCACTGCCACCTACGCCTACCGCATCGACGCCGTGTCAGTGCTGAGCAAGACGACTCTGGGTTCCACGGTCGTGTCGTCTTCGCTCACGAGCGTCGGCACGATCGCCACCGGTGTCTGGCAGGGCACAGCCGTCGGCGTCGCCTACGGCGGCACCGGGCTCACGTCCGCACCGCAGGGCTCGGTGCTCGTGGCGAACACGGCGAACACGTACACCGCGCTTGACGGTGGCGGTACGAACGATGGACTCCTCGCCTACACGGCATCGAGCGACACAATCGCCTGGGCGACGAGCATCGACGGCGGGACGTTCTGACGCATGCCCACAACAGTCAAGATTCGCCGCAGCGGCACAGCGTCGGCAACGCCGTCGGCGCTTGAGCACGGCGAGATCGCGATCAACTACGCAGACGGCAAAGTCTTCTGGAAGAACGCGAGCGACGTGATCACGTCGTTCACTTTCCAGAGTTATGCGCTCGCCAGCCATACGCACTCGATCTCCGATGTGACCGGCTTGCAGACGGCGCTCGATGGCAAGGCGGCTTCCAGCCACACCCATTCGATTTCCGACGTGACCGGGCTTCAGACGGCGCTGGATGGCAAGGCGTCGTCGTCGCACGCCCACGCCGCCAGCGACATCACGTCCGGCACGCTGGACGCCGCCCGCCTGCCCCTCGCGACGACGCTGGCCGCCGGTGCGGTGATCGTCGGCACGGGGCTCGGCGTGTCGTCGGGCACAGTCAGCGTGACGTACGGGACGAGCAACACCTCTGCCTGTCGCGGCGATGACAGTCGATTGAGCGACACCCGCACGCCGACCGATGGCAGCGTGACGACGGCGAAGATCGCCAACGACGCCGTCACCTACGCCAAGATTCAGAACGTCTCCGCCACCAGCCGCATTCTCGGTCGCTCGTCTGCGGGTGCAGGCGACGTGGAGGAGCTGGACGCCGCGACGGCACGCACGGTGATGAGCGTGCAGCCGACGGCGAGTCCTACGTTCACTGGCACCGCGATCGTATCCGGCGTGTTTCAAGTCAAGGCAAACAGTGGCAGTCTGTCGCACGCTTTCGGCTACAACGAAAACGGCGGCGAGATTTCGTTGTATACGACCTCAGAAGTGCAGGCGTCGCTGATAGATCATGTCGGCGGCACTGGGACGAGGGTGCTGGAACTGGTCAACGGAAATGATCTGTATCTCGGTCTTGGGTCAGGCAACACAACCGGCAACGTAAAGATACAGCGTGCCGGGTATGTCACCGCCGTTACAGTCTCCTCCACCGGCGCCGCCACGTTCGCGGGGCAGGTCCTCGTCACCGCAGGCAGCAAGACGACGTGCAGCGTGGCACCGACGGGCGACCCGGATACGGGGATGTTTTTCCCGCTAGCCAATACGCTGGCGCTTTCGACTGGCGACGTTGAGCGGGTGCGGGTTGATGCGAGCGGGCGAGTAGGGATTGGCACCAACCTGCCCGGCCAGTCGCTCCACGTGCTTGGTGGCGAGTTTTGGCTGACGAACAGCAATTTCTCGCTGGCAGGCGGTACTGGTTCCATAGTGACGATGTACACGGGCGCTACCACCGGAAACACATACGGAGGAATAGGCGCACTCACTACTGGCGGCGGAGTCTGGGGCGACCTTGTGCTTCAGGGCGGCGGTGGGAAAGTTGGCATCGGGACTACTGCGCCAGCCGCACTTCTTGATCTCGGCAGCGCAACTGGAGTCAAAGTCTTCACCTACAAGTCCTCTGGCGCAAACGCAGGCATCGGCACTGACCTGAGCGGTGCGGCATACGAGTGCAGCATCTTCGCTGGCGGAACAGCAGACACGCACGGCCGCATCTCGTTCGGTCGGCGCCGCGTCGATACTGGGACGTACACCGAGCGGATGGTGATTGATGCGTCGGGGAATGTGGGGATTGGTGGGTCGCCTAACCGTCCTTTACTGATCGTAAATAACGGCTCCTGCTCAATGGCGCTTTCCGACACCAGCACAGGCGGCAATGTGCTGTCGTTCAATCCGCCGCAGAACAGTAGCGGTTTTGCGCAGATAAGCGCAGAAGGCGCAAACGCCTTGCGATTTGTGACAAATGCTGGCGAGCGAATGCGTATTGCCAGTGACGGCGTAGTAACCATGTCTGACGTGTACGAAGACACCGTCGGAGCGACCAACCGCGATCTATTCATCGACTCCACTGGCAAACTCGGATACGTCTCCTCCATCCGCGAGAGCAAGACCGACATCGCCGCGATTGACGACGTGTCATGGCTCTCGGCGCTCGCGCCTGTCTCGTACCGCTATCGCAAGAAGAACGCCGACGGCACGTACAGCGACGAGGCCGACGGCGTCACCGACTACGGTCTGATCGCTGAGGACGTGGAAGCGGTCAAGCCGGAACTCTGCTTCTACGACGACGTGGACGGCGAGGCGCAACTGCGTGGCATCACGTACAGCAAGTTGATCACGCCGATGTTGAAGTACATCCAGCAACTGGAAGCACGCATCGCCGCACTAGAGGAGCAACTCAATGGCTGACATCCCCACTCTGTACGCTGCCGAGCCGCTGTCTTACGCAGCCACGTACGACCGCCTGTGGGTCCGCGAGATCGTTGTGTCCAGTGTCGTCGGCGGCGAGGCCGAGGCCCGCGTGACACTCGTCCGATTCCGCACCACCGAGACCGGCGTCGAAGAGGCACCGGCCGAGCCGGTGCGGCTCCACGTCCGCGACCTGCTCGCGGGAGCGGAGGCCGACGCGGACCTCGCGGCGGCGGTGGGGGCGTTGATGGCATACGTGGCGAAGGTCGGCGTCGAGCAGGGCGTGGTCGCGGCGGGCGAGTGAATGGTCGTCCTGTCGTCGATCCTGCGTCGCGAAGAGCCGCAGCGCGAGCGACGCGAGCGGGTGCCGCTACCCGGCGAGCTCGCCGTGGTGTGCGTGTTCTGGAACCCGGCTGGGTGGAAGTCGCTGCGGAGGAACTACCTACGGTTCCTCCACGAGATGAAGTGGTGGGGCGTGCCTACTTTCAACGTAGAGCTCGCCTATGAAGGGCAGGACTACACGTGCGACGACGCGTGGCTCAGGGTCCGAGGCGGAGACCGCAACGTGCTCTGGCAGAAAGAGCGCCTCATCAACCTCGCGGTCGAACGCCTGCCCGACTGCTTCGACAAAATCGCATGGATCGACGCCGACATGGTCTTCCTCGACCACCAGTGGCCCGAGCGGCTGTGCCGCACGCTCGAAGAGTGGCCGGTGGTGCAGATGTGGAACGAGTGGCACTGTGCAGGGCCTGACGGGCAGATCGAGAGCAAGAAGCTGTGCGTCGGGCATCGCTGCGAAAGGTATCTGAGCGAACAGAACTGCTGCCCTGGCGGTGCGTGGGCGGCACGACGCGACATCTGGCCGCTCTATGATCGGCACATCGTAGGCAGCGGCGACTCGATGATGGTCGAGGGATGGACGGGGCATCAGGTCAAAAGATGCCTGCGACTAATGAACGAGCCGATGGCACGGCATTTCCGCGAGTGGAGCGAGGTGGCGTACGCGAAGGTCCGAGGCGAGATCGCGTGCCTGCCCGGTGACGCGATGCACCTGCACCACGGGAGCCTCGCCGACCGCCAGTACCACTCCCGGTGGTATCCGGTCGTGAACGGCGGCTATGACCCGGCGACGCACGTCGAGGTGGACGAGAACGGGCTGCTCCGCTGGACGGACTCGGCACCGCCGCAACTCGTCGAGTGGGTGCGAGGCTACTTCGCGAGCCGAAACGAGGACGGCTGAGTTGACACGTGCCGCACCATGCGGGCATGGACATATCAACCAAGCGAATCCTCGTCACGGGCGGTGCCGGGTTTCTCGGCAAGGCAGTCTGTCGCGTGTTGCACGGTCGCGGATGCCGCCACGTGATCGTGCCTCGCAGGGTCGCGTGCGACCTGACCAGCGAGGAGGACACGATCGACCTCTTCGACGACCACCGACCCGAAGTCGTTCTGCACCTCGCGGCCGAAGTCGGCGGCATCGGGGCGAACATGGCGACGCCGGGACGGTTCACCTACGCCAATCTCGCGATGGGGCTGCACGTGATCGAGCAGTGCCGACGGTTCGAGGTCGAGAAGGTCGTCGTCGTCGGGACGGTGTGCAGTTATCCACTCGATCCGCCCGTGCCGTTCGTCGAGTCGGATCTCTGGAACGGCTACCCAGAAAAAACGAACGCCGGGTACGGCGTGGCGAAGCGAGCGGTGTACGAACTCCTCAAGCAATACCACAAGCAGTATTCGCTCCCCGGTGCCGTTGTGATTCCGACGAACCTCTACGGGCCTTTTGATAACTTCGATCCGGCATCGTCGCACGTCATCCCGGCGATGATCCGCCGATTCTGCCGAACCGATCCGGTGACGCTCTGGGGCACGGGCTGTGCGTCGCGAGAGTTCCTCCACGTCGATGACGCTGCCGAGGGCATCGTGCGAGCAGCGGAGACGGTGACGACACCCGACCCGATCAACCTGGGCGGCGGCGGCGAGGTGCAGATGAGGAAGCTCGCCGAGATGATCGCGGGTGAGTGCGGCTACATGGGCATGATCCGCTGGGACTCCTCGAAGCCCGACGGTCAGCCACGCCGTGCGGTGGATGCCACGCGAGCCCGCGAAATCCTCGGGTGGACGCCGAGTGTTAGCCTGGAGAACGGAATCGCCGAGACGGTCGCGTGGTGGAGGGATCAATGCGCGTCGCTCTGATCACCGGCATCACCGGGCAGGATGGCTCCTACCTCGCCGAGCTCCTGCTCGCGAAGGGCTACGTCGTCCACGGCATCGTGCGACGGTCGAGCACGTTCGGCACGCAGCGGATCGAGCACATCTTCAACCGGCTCAACCTCCACTACGGCGACGTGACCGACGGCGGTGCGATGGCACGGCTCGTCGCTGAGATCGAACCCGACGAGCTCTACAACCTCGCGGCACAGAGCCACGTACGGGTGTCGTTCGACCAGCCCGCGTACACGGCGGAAGCGGTCGGCATCGGAGCGCTCAACGTCCTCGAAGCAGCACGCGTCGTGCCGGGATGCCGCGTCTATCAAGCGTCCTCCTCCGAGATGTACGGGCAGGTCGCCGAGACACCCCAGCGGGAGACGACGCCGTTTCGGCCACGATCACCGTACGGCGTGGCGAAGGTCTACGCTCACTGGATCACGGTGAACTACCGCGAGAGCTACGGGATGCACGCCTCGTGCGGAATCCTCTTCAACCATGAGAGCCCTCGGCGCGGCGAGACGTTCGTCACCCGCAAGATCACGCGGGCAGCGGCACGCATCGCCAGCGGCATCCCCGAGACGCTGTACCTGGGCAACCTCGACGCCCGGCGTGATTGGGGCTACGCAGCGGACTACGTCGAGGCCATGTGGCTCATGCTGCAACAGGACGAACCCGACGACTACGTCATCGCGACCGGCGAGACGCACAGCGTGCGGGAGTTCTGCGAGCGGGCGTTCGCCCACGTGGGGCTGGACTACCGCGACCACGTGGAGATCGACCCGCGCTACTACCGACCGGCCGAGGTGGACCTGCTACAGGGCGACGCGAGTAAGGCACGCAGGCAGTTGGGCTGGGTGCCGAGCGTGACGTTCGAGGGGTTGGTAGCGGGGATGATGGACGCAGAACTGCAAGCGTTACGGGGACGCGTGGTAGCGTGAGGCTATGCCGCAGCGGATACCGACGTGCCGCCCTCCTCGGCTCCGCACGCCACGCAGGCCCGAGGCTCGACCCAACGCCTACCAGCGTGGCTACTGCGACGAGCGGCACCGGGCGTGGCGGATGGCTGTGCTCCTGCGTGACGCGTGGACGTGTCGCCGGTGCGGGCGAGTGTGCGCGAACAAGAGGGAGGCGCACGCGGATCACGTATCGCCCGTGGTGCACGGGACCGACCGCTGCGAGGATGGACGCAGTCGGTATGACGTGGATGGCGGGCAGTGCCTCTGCATCGCGTGCCACGCCAGCAAGACAAAAACCGATCAGCATCGACTTTCTGGAGGGCACTGAGTTGCCGAAGACCGATATAACAACCCACAGACCCCCCGACAGGGGGGGTGGGTCAAGCCTTGCCCGGGGCTTCCGATAAAAACCCCGGTTGCATCCTAGGCTCACGTGGCCGGGAGTTTTTAGCCCCCCCCTTCCGCGAGCCCCGCACATGCGTTCTGAGGCCCGTTTCCACTAGCCAATAGTTCCCACACATGAACATTCGAAACCGCGTCAAATCGCTCCGTATGGTCCCTGCTAGCGACCTCCGACCCAATCCGAAGAACTGGCGGACACACCCCAAAGCCCAGCAAGATGCCCTCCGGGGCGTGCTGGCCGAGGTCGGCCTTGCCGACGCCTGCCTCGCACGTGAGTTGCCAGACGGCTCGCTCATGCTGATCGACGGCCACCTCCGTGCCGAGACGCTTGGCGACGGCGACGTGCCGGTGCTGGTTCTCGATGTGACCGAGACCGAGGCCGACAAGATTCTGGCTACGCTCGATCCGCTTGCTGCGATGGCCGACTCCGACGCGGCCAAGTTGGATGAACTGCTTCGCAGCGTGAACACGGGCAGCGAGGCGTTGCAGGTCATGTTATCAAAGCAGTACGAAGACAGCATTCAGGCACAGATGAAACAGACGGCCGCAGATCTTGGCGGCAACGAGAATCCTGCCGACGAGGTGCTTGAGCAGTACGAGGACTACGTTCAGTTCTCGGTTCCGCTGACGGTGGCCCAGGAGTCGGCCGTCCGTGGAATCATGAAGGACGCGAAGGAAACCTTTGGAACCAAGACCGCTGGCGACACGCTCTGCGCGATCTTCGCGGCATGGAGGGCAAGCACCGGTGCCTAAGACTAGATCAAAGAAGCACACTGAAGAGACATGCTACGACCTTGCTGTCAAGCGGGTCGAACTGTGCTTCGACAAGTTCGACAAAGTCGTGGTTAGTTTCAGTGGCGGCAAGGACTCCACGGCTTGCCTCAACATCGCGATCGAAGCGGCGCGGCGGCGCGGCCAGTTACCGCTGGACGTTTTATCATTTGACGAGGAGGCAATCCCTCCAGATACCGTTGACTACATGCGCCGCGTGTCTCAGTTGCCAGAGGTTCGTTTTCACTGGTACTGCATCCCGGTGCAGCACAAAAACGCTTGCTCTGAGAAACAGCCGCACTGGTATCCGTGGCTTCCAGATGATCGCGAGAAGTGGGTCCGCGACTTGCCGCCAGAGGCGATTACGGAACTGCGAGGATTCAAACTCGGGATGGCCATTCCTCAGTCGGCACCATTGGTGTTCGGGCCGAGCAACGGAACGGTTTGTCAGATTCTTGGCATACGGTGCCAGGAGTCGATGAGTCGATTCGGAATGATTGCCCAAAAACCGAAGCACATAACTGATGAGGCTTTCCTGACTGCCGATCCAGACTACAGATGGATCACGAGAGCGTACCCCATTTACGACTGGAACACGGAGGACGTGTGGCGCGCGCCGCTGATTTACGGCTGGGATCACAACACGGCCTACGACGTTATGGAGAAGGCAGGAGTTTCTCGGCACAACCAGCGATGCGCCCCGCCCTTCGGAGAGCAGCCAATCCGAGGGCTTCACAAGTTCAAGGTATGCTGGCCCGAACTCTGGGGGAAGATGACTCAGCGAGTAGCCGGGGCAGCAACGGCAGCAAGGTATGCCAATACCTCTCTCTACGGGTTTGGGCTCTCCGACCAAGACTTACCTGCTGGTCTAACGTGGCAACAGCACACTATGGAGTTGCTGGAGTCGCTTGAAGGCAAGGCAAAGGCCGAGGTTGCAGAGTGTATTCGCAAACTGTGCAGCGTGCACCGCAACAGGACATCAGAGCCTATTCCTGACGCCGATCCGCATCATGAGACCGGATATTGCTGGAAGGATATTTGCATCGTTGCGCGGGTTGGCGGCAACAAGTTCGGCAGGCAGTTTCGCAAAGTCAACACCAAGGCGAACAACTTCGTACTCAAGCAAAGAAAGAAGAGGGCTCAGGCATGAAGAAACAGCCGCTTGATTTAGTCGAATGGGTTGACCGCGATTCCATCGAGCCGAACGACTACAACCCGAACAAGCAACCGCCGCCCGAGCACCGGCTCCTCAAGGTTTCGATCCTTGAAGACGGCTGGACGCAGCCTATCGTCGTGTTCGATGACGGCAGCGGAAAGAAGCCTGTCATCGTCGATGGCGAGCATCGCTGGCGAGTGTCAGGCGATAAAGAAATCAAGAAACTCACCAAGGGCAAAGTGCCGATCGTTCGGATTGCCGGGAGCCGCGAGCACCGGATGATGTCCACGATTCGTCACAACCGCGCCCGTGGCGAGCATCACGTTCTCCCGATGGCCGAGATCGTCCGGTCCTTGCTCGACGGCGGCATCGAGAAGGATGACGTTCAGTTCTTGCTCCAGATGGAGGAGGAAGAGGTCGAGCGGTTGGCCGAAAAGGCAGGATTGCCCGAAGTGGTTTCACGAAGTCACGCCGAGTTCAACAAAGGATGGGTACCAGGATGAGCAACGCAAAGATCGGCTACGTCACGGGCGAACTTGACTTTCGCGACTACCGCTTCCCGGTGTCGGCCTCGATGGTGCGATCTGGCGACGAGTACCGCAACGAAGGCGACGCTGACACGGTGTACGGCTTCGCGTGCGAGTGGTGCTACATCATCACGAATCAGGGGCAATTTAGCCTCGCCCCAGGGATGTATTTCTGCGTGCCGTCGCCAGTGCGGATTCAGTCGGTGGCGGTTGGGCGCGACGGCAAGAAAGTCGGCGACAACGCCGCGCTCGTTATCGTTCGCCACGGGTATCGCGGTCTGTTCTCTATTGGCGGGCCGATTGAAGATCGCGGGCGACTTCGCTACATCGACGGTTGTTCGGATACGCTGCTAATCTGTCCGCCGCGACTCGGGGAACCGTGCCTGAACTTCCTGCACTTTCCAAAGAACATCTCCCAGACGATGCACACGCATCCGAGCATCCGCGTCGGCGTGGTTGCCAGGGGGCACGGAATCTGCAAGACGCCGACCGGAGACTTTGACTTGAAGCCGGGGATGCTCTGGCTGCTCCCCGAGGACACGCCGCACTCGTTCTTCACCTACGACGAAACGATGGACGTTATCGCGTGGCATCCCGACTCCGACACGGGGCCAAACGACGATGATCACCCAATGATAAACCGCACCATCGTGGACGGCACGGCGGCCAATCAGATTGAAGCCATCCGCACAACGGGTGACATCCGGTGCGAGTAGCAATCCCTCGCAAGCAAACCGCGACGCACGAGCACTTCGTGGCCGCAATGGGCCGCATTGAAGAACTTGTGCCTCGCGACGAGTACGAGCGAAAGAAGGCTAACGCGATCGCCAGGGTGCGGCACTTCGCTGGGAAACGCCCCGCGTTTGCGTGGTCGGGCGGGAAGGATTCCTTAGCCTTGCAAGTCGTGTGCGAGGCGGCCGGTGTCTACGAGTGCTGCCTCGGCATGACGAACCTTGAATACCCGGCTTTTCTCCAGTGGATCACCGACCACATGCCGCACGAGTTAGCAGTCTACTCAAACGGCTGGGACCTGGAGTGGCTGAAAAAGAACCAGCGGATGTTGTTCCCCAAAACAGCCAAGGTTGCCGCCGAGTGGTTCAAAGGGACGCAGCACGCGGCACAAAAACGCTTTTTCAAGGTCTTCAAGGCTTCAGTCTTGTTTCTTGGGCGGCGACTTGCTGACGGAAACTTCTGCGGCAAGGGTTTCGCCTACGAATCCAAAGGCGTATACCGCGTCTCGCCGATTGCGGATTGGACGCACGAAGATGTCCTCGCGTGTTTGCACTACGAAGGCAAGGCGAACGATCTTCCCCCGTTTTATCGGTGGCCGAGAGGGTATCGCTGCGGCACTCACAGTTGGCCCGCTCGCCAATGGTGCGACTCTGACTTGCACGGATGGTTCGAAGTGCACGAGATCGACGCTGGCATCGTTCGGGATGCAGCCGAGGCAGGCATCGACTCCGCGAAACATTTCTTGGACACCCTCTGATGTGCGGCATATTTGGATTTGTCGGCAACACGATGCCGCCTAAGAAGGGTGCGTTGGAGGAGGTTGCAAGCCGGGCTGCCGAGCGTGGGCCAGACGGATTCGGAATCTCCCACAAGTCAGGCGACAAGGTGACGGTGCAGTACGGCGATGGATGTCTTCTAGACTCGCTCGACGCACTCGCCACCACTATGGACGCAAAAGCGATCCTAGGGCACTGCCGACTGCCCACTCAAGGTGGTCGGCAAGCCAAGCATCCGTTCCCGTGCGGGGACGGCTGGCTTGTTCACAACGGCAACGTCTACGATGCAAAGAGATATTCACACGCCACGAAAACAACGTGCGACACCGAGATCGTCGCGTGCGAAGTTGCAGCGAGAGGAGAGGTGCGAGGTGACAAACTGTGGGACATCGCAAAAGAAATGCACGTCGATGTGCCGTTTGTGGTGGCGTTTCTCTCTAGCGCTCGGTTTGCAGTTGCGAGACAGCAGCACCCGCTGTTTTTCAAGTCTACCGAGGAAGGGTTTTACTTCTCCTCAAAGTCGTTCACCGGCGCGACGATGCTAGTGAAGTCGTTTTTCGCAAGACTGGAGTGACCAATGGGCAAACGCGGCCCCGCCCCCGAACCGTCGATCCTCAAGTACATTCGCGGCAACCCGTCGAAGACGGCGCTGCCGAAGGACGAGCCGACGCCAGACCTGCTTGACAAGCTCGACCCGCCAGCCTCGATCAAGGACGATCCGGTCGCCGTGCAAAAGTGGCACGAGACCGTTCCGACGCTGCGGCGGATGCGCGTGTTCACGGAGGCCGACGTGGATGCGTGGGCGATCTATTGCCACACGTGGTCTAAGTGGATTGAGGCGAAAGAGAAGTGCAAGCAGTTCGGCCGCGACAACGTGCAGATGGAGCCAGACCCGAATCGAACGGACGGGAGGATGCGGATCAAGTGGACGCAGCCGTACTCGTGGGCGGTTGACGAGCGATCGCTCCGCAACGATCTGCGCCGCCTTCAGCAGGACTTCGGCATGACGCCGAGCAGCCGTTCGCAGGTGAGCACGCATGCCCAAGAAGAAGCAGACCCGGTTGCCGATTACGCTGCGAAGCGACGCCGAACGCCAGGGGCTTGACTACTACTTCGATCCAGAGGCTGCGCAACACGTCGTCGGCTTTTTCGAGAAGTGGCTGCGGCACTCGAAGGGCAAGCACGCAGGCGAGCCGTTCGCGTTGCTCGATTGGCAGACCGCGATGCTTGGCGAGTTGTTCGGCTGGAAGCGGCTCGACGACAACACCCGTCGCTACCGGATAGCGTACATCTCGACCGCGAAGAAGCAGGGCAAGTCCACGCTGCTTGCTGGCATCGGCCTGTACCTTCTCGCCTTCGACGGTGAGATCGGGGCGGAAATCTTCGGTTGCGGGGCCGACCGCGAGCAGGCGTCGATCGTGTTTCGCGAGGCGGCGAGCATGGTACGCGCCTCGCCAAAACTCTCGCGAGTGCTGGAAGTCATCGACTCGCGCCGCACGATCGCGTACCGCAACGCGTCGTCGTTCTACCGAGTCCTGTCTGCCGACGCGTTCCGGGCCGAGGGTCTCAATATCCACGGGCTCCTCTTCGACGAGCTCCACGCCCAGCGCGACCGGCGGCTCTGGGATGCCCTGCGGTACGGCGGTGCGGCCCGTGAGCAACCGCTGATCGTGTCGATCACGACGGCGGGCTACGATCGCAACTCGATCTGCTGGGAGCAGTACGCCTACGCCAAGGCGGTGCTGCGAGATTGGACTCACGATCCGACGTTCTTTCCGTGCATCTACGAGGCCGAGGAGAACGACGAGTGGACGAGCGAGGACACGTGGCCGAAGGCGAATCCGTCGTGGGGGGTGACGATCAAACCGGACGACTTCGCCGCCGACTGCCGGGAGGCCCAACTCTCCAGCACCAAGGAAAACTCGTTCCGCAGATACCGGCTCAATCAGTGGACGCAGCAAGACACACGGTGGATCAAGATGGAGACCTGGGACGCGTGCGCATCCGCCCCCCCCGCTCCGCTTGACGGCCGCGAGTGTTGGTGCGGCCTCGACCTCGCAACGACGTACGACACGTCGGCGTTCGTCGCGGTGTTTCCGGAACCCGACGGCACGTTTGACGTGCTGTGCCGTTTTTGGATTCCCGGCGTCAACGCACTCGACCGCGAAAAGCGCGACCGCGTGCCGTACATCACCTGGGCCAAAGACCCCGACACCGGGCTCGTCATGACCGACGGCAACGTCACCGACTACGACGTGATCCGCCGCGACATCAACGAGTTCGCCAAAAAATACAACGTGCGGCAGATCGCGATCGACCGCTGGAACGCGACGCAACTCTCCCTGCAACTGCAAGGGGACGGGATCGAGGTGGTAGGTTTCGGGCAGGGCTTCGGTTCGATGTCCAGCCCGTCGAAGCAACTCGAAGGGCTCGTCGTTTCTGGCAAGCTCAGACACGGCGGCAATCCGGTGCTGTCGTGGATGGCAAGCAACGTCAGCGTCAAGGTGGATGCCGCCGGAAACATCAAGCCGATCAAGCCGCCGCATGGAAGCTCCGACCGAATCGACGGTGTCGTGGCACTCGTGATGGGAATCGGATGTCACGCAGCGCAAAAGCCGCCTGACAGCACACCAGAACCCTCGATGCTCTTCCTATGATCGCACCATCCGACCGCATCCTCTGGCTTCCGACCTCCGAGTACGAGTCTCGCAACTGGGACCACGAGTCTGGCGACTACGGCGGCAACCGCAATCCTTCGGGCGTGCGGATTGACCCCGAGACGGCGCTCCGCTCGACGGTGGTTCTCGCCTGCGTCCGCGTGCTCTCGTCTAGCGTCGCGGGGCTTCCGTTGCATCTCTATCGGCGGTTGCCCAACGGCGGGAAAGAAATCGCCCGCGAGGTGCCGCTGTATCGCATCCTCCACGAGCGGCCGAACGGCTGGCAGACGAGCTACGAGTGGCGAGAGCAGATCATGCTCCACCTGCTCACGCACGGGCAGGCGTTCGTCGAGATCGCTGGTGCCGGTCCTGCGACGCAGTTGATCGTGCTGCACCCGAGCCGGATGCAGGTTGAGCGGATCGAGAACGGGCGGCTGCGTTACCGCTACCGCGAGGATCGCGGCACCGAGACGATCTACTCGCAGGACGCGATCATGCACCTGCGGTGGCTGTCCGATGACGGCGTCAACGGCATGGTGCCGGTCGAGCTCGCCCGCGACGCGATCGGGCTGGCTCGTGCGTGCGAGATTCACGGCGCGTCGTTCTTCGGGAACGGTGCCCGGCCCGGTGTGGTTCTGTCTACGGACAGCACGATCTCAGCCGAGGCGGCCGAGGCGCTTCGCAACGGCTGGGAGCGGATGCACCGTGGTAGTGAGCGAAGTCACCGCACGGCAGTGCTTCAAGGCGGGCTCAAGCCGATCGAGCTCGGCGGCGGGAACATGCAGGAGTCGCAGTTTCTGGAGACCCGCCGCTTCGCCGTCGAGGAAATCTGCCGCATCTACGGCGTGCCGCCGCATCTCGTGGGCGACCTGACGCGGTCGTCGTTCTCGAACATCGAACAGCAGTCGCTCGATTTCGTGACCAACGGCCTGATGCCGTGGCTGCGTCGCATCGAGCTTGCGGTCGGTCGCGACCTCATCACCGACGACACGCTCTTCGCGGAGTTCGACACTCGCGGCTCGCTGCGGGCAGACGCTGCGGGTCGTGGCTCCTACTACAACACGCTCTGGAACCTCGGCGTTCTGAGCGTCAACGAGATCCGGGCGCTTGAGAACCTCAACCCCGTCGAAGGCGGCGACGTGCGGTTCGTGCAGTTGAACATGACGACGCTCGACAAGGCTGCGGCCGATCCCGAGCCGACGCCGGTCGTCGAAGAGATCGTCGTCGATGAGCCGGTTGCCGAGGCCGCGTCGCAGACGAACGAGGCTGCACCGGACGCCACGCCCCAGGCAGCAGAGGTCAGCCTCAACGGTCCCCAGATCACCGGGCTCATCGCGATCGTGCAAGCCATCTCCGATGGTCTGGTCACCCGCGAGGGTGCGGCGGCGATGATCGCCGCGTCGTTCCCTTCGATCCCGCCCGCACAGATCGACGCGATCCTCGCAGGGGTGGTCGAGCGTCAACCGGTGCCAGCAGCGGATGCGCAGCCGCAGCCGGTGCCGGTGGTCGAAGACGCCCCCGCGAGGTCGCTCCAAGAGCGAGCCGAGCCCGGCACCGTCTCGGAGGGCGACTACGTCTCGTGGGGCTCGTCTGGCGGGCGAGCTCGTGGACGCATCGACCACGTCATGGACTACGGGCGGCTCGACGTGCCCGACACTGACTTCGCGATCGACGCGACCGAGGACGACCCGGCTGCGCTGATCACGGTCTACGAAGAAGTGAGTGGCGGGTGGCGGGCGACCGAGACGCAGGTCGGGCACAAGGTGAGCACGCTCACGAAGATCGACCCGCTGCCCGAGCCGCCGCCTGCGGAGGAGCCACGGGCGAAGCCACGGAGGCGGAAGCGTGGCTAGGTATGACCACATCGACTTCAGCCCGCCGAGCGGCGTGCGTGAAGAGGCTGCGAAGGGTCTCGCGTGGCGAAGCGAATACGGCCGAGGCGGCACGGCAGTCGGCGTTGCCCGAGCACGCGACCTGAGCAACGGCACGAACATCTCGCCCGACACGGCGAAGCGGATGGCGAGCTACTTCGCCCGGCACGAGGTGGACAAGCAGGGCCAAGGGTGGAGCCCCGGCGAGGACGGGTTTCCGAGCGCGGGCCGGATCGCGTGGGCTCTCTGGGGTGGCGATCCGGGGCAGGCGTGGGCGAGCAAGTTGACGCGGCAGATCGAGGCAGCGGACGAGAACGACAGGAGCACGACGATGAACATCGAGAGACGTTCCCTCGCGATTGATGAGGTCGAGTCGGCGGTCCCGCTGCTCGCGGTCGAGAGCCGCAGCGAGGACGACGGCACCGATCGCGAGTACATCGTCGGCTACGCGGCGAAGTTCGGCGTGTTGTCGCTGGAGCTCGAAGGCTCGTTCATCGAGCGGATCGACCCTGGCGCGTTCGGCATCGTCGCCGAGCGTCGCGGGCGTCGGAAGCCGCTGGAGACGCGGGCGCTCTGGAACCACGACGCGAACTACCCGCTCGCGAGGTATCCCGGCACGTTGTCGCTCAAGGTGGACGAGGTCGGGCTGCGGTACGAGTTCCCGGTGCCTGACACGACGTACGGGCGGGACATCGCAAGCAATATCCGCGCTGGCATCGTCAAGGGCTCGTCGTTCTCGTTCACCGTACCGAGCGGCGGCGATGCCTGGAGCGTCGAGGACGGTCGCAGTGTGCGAGTCATCAACCGCATCGACTCGCTCCTCGATGTCGGGCCGGTAACGTTCCCGGCGTACCCCGACGCCGACGTGAAGGTTGCCCAGCGGTCCTACGATGCGTTCGTTCGTCAGCGTGACGCCGAGGCTCATCGCCGCATGGCTGCGGCGACCCGCGCCCGAGAACTCCGCGAGTACCTGACCAAGCATGGCTGCTAGTGGCGACTCGTGCCCGAAGTGCCGGGCCGGTGTGTACGTGATCGCGTCGAGCCAGCGGTCTGGCGACTACCAGACGCGGTATCTGCGCTGTCCGAGGTGCGGTGCGACCGACAAGCAGACGCTTCTGGCGGTCGAGGTCAGGCGGCGAAAGTTGTTTACTAACGCCGCTTCCTGACTGGATGGGTGCCGGTCTGGCTCCGTAGGTTCGTGGATAGGTGGCGTGAGCGCCGCCGCATCCCGACCAAGGAGATCGCACCGTGGACAAGATCAAGCAGCTTCTCGACGAGCTCGCCCAGGTGGTCGCCGAGATGGAGGCGATGAGCGAGGCTCCCGCCGAGGGCGACGCCCCCGCGATGGACGCGGAGGAGGAGTCGTCGCTTCGCTCTCTGTCCGAGCGTGCCGACAAGCTCCGCAGCCAGATCGAGCTGCTGCGTGCCATCGAGGCGAAGAACCTCGAACTGCGTGCCGTGCTGGAGCGTGGTGCTCCCGCCAAGGCGATCGAGAAGGCTGCTG